GAACCATCGATGAGCTGACGCTCTATTCCTACAAGGTCGATGACAAGACCGGCCAAGTCCTGCCGGTCCTTGCCGACAAGGATAACCATGTCATTGACGCGCTGCGTTATGCGTGCGAGGGCGTTCGCAGGGCCACGGCTGTGAGGGAACGCCCGCCGGTCGAGCTGGTCGGCACATATATGCCCATGGCATTGAGGTAAACATGGCCCGCCTGTCCAAATCCGAGCGCGAGGCGCAGATACACGCAGAGGCGCTGCGGACGTTTGACGATATTCAAGCGGCGCTCAGAGACGAGCGCCAGCAGTGCGTGCAGGATCGACTGTTCTATTCAATCTGCGGCGCGCAGTGGGAAGGGTCGTTGCAAGAGCAGTACGAAAACAAACCGAAATTCGAGGTCAACAAGGTCCATTTGTCGGTGATGCGGATCATCAACGAGTACAGGAATAACAGGATCACCGTGGACTTCATGCCAAAGGACGGCGCGACGGATGAGAGCTTGGCCGACACCTGCGACAAGCTGTTCAGGGCCGACGAACAGGACAGCAGCGCGGAGGAGGCCTATGACAACGCTTTTGAAGAAGCCGTCGGCGGCGGCTTCGGAGCGTTCCGCCTGCGCGCGACAGATGAAGACGAAGAGGACGAGGAGAACGAGCGTCAGCGTGTAAGGATCGAGCCGATCTACGATGCAGACACGTCGGTCTTCTTCGACCTTGATGCCAAGCGCCAGGACAAAGCAGACGCCACGCAGTGCTTCGTCATGACCAGCATGACGCCGGACGCTTACAAGGAGCGCTTTGACGATGACCCGACCAGCTGGCCCGAGGACTTGAAACAAACCGCGTTCGACTGGGCAACGCCGGACGTCGTTTACGTCGCGGAATACTACAAGGTTGAGGAAGTTGGGGAGCGATTGCGGATTTACCGCAGCCTTGACGGCGAGGAGGTGCGCCACCCGGAGCGCGATTTCGAAGACGATTTAGAGCTTGAGACAATGCTTCTCGCCACCGGCCACACGCTTGTGCGCGAGCGGCGGATCAAGCGGCGCAAGGTCCACAAGTGGCTGATGTCAGGCGGTCGCATCCTTGAGGACATGGGCCTGCTGCCCGGCAACCAGATCCCGGTGATCCCGGTCTACGGCAAGCGCTGGTTTATCGACAACGTCGAGCGCTGCATGGGCCATGTGCGCCTCGCCAAAGACGCGCAGCGCTTGAAGAACATGCAATTGTCCAAGCTGGGCGAGATCAGCGCGCTGACGGCGGTCGAAAAGCCGATCTTCACTCCCGAGCAGGTTGCGGGTCTGCAGGAATACTGGCGCACCGACAACGTCAGTAATTACCCGTATTTGTTGGTCAACCCCATCACGAACGCCGACGGCGCGGAGCAGCCGCAGGGACCGCTTGGCTACACCAAACCGCCTGCGATCCCGCCCGCAATGGCGGCGCTCCTGCAACTGACAGATGCCGACATGAAGGAGCTTCTGGGTGCTGCCGAGGCTGCGGAAGAAGTGCAGCAGGGCATGAGCGGAAAGGCGGTGGAGCTGATCCAGAACCGGCTGGACATGCAGAGCTACATCTACATGTCGAACATGAGCAAAGCCGTGAAGCGCGCTGGCGAGGTGTGGCTATCAATGGCGCGCGACATCTACGTCGAGCCTGGCCGCAGGATGAAGGCGCTGACTGAGGCCGGCGACGTCGGCAGTGTCGAGCTTGCGCGCCCGATCCTTGACGAGGCCGGCGCGGTGACGCTGGAGAATGACCTGAGCCGCGCGAAGTTCGACGTGACGGTCAGCATTGGCCCGACGTCGACCAGTCGCCGCGCTGCGACCGTGCGCGCGTTGACCGGAATGATGACGCTGACGCAAGACCCCGAGACGCTGCAAGTCCTGTCTTCGATGGTGCTCATGAACCTCGAAGGCGAGGGCATGACCGAGGCGCGGAAGTACTTCAGGAAGAAGCTGCTCCGCATGGGCGTGGTCGAGCCGACCGAGAAAGAAGCCGCAGAACTGCAGGCGGAACTGCAGCAACTGCAGAGCCAGCCCGACGCAAACACCGTCCTCGCGCAGTCGCTCGCTGCCGAGGCGCAGGCCAAAGCCCAGAAGGCCCAGGCAGATACGGAACTGGCGCTCGCGCGCAGCGAGGAAGCGCGGGCCAAGACCGCAGACACGCTCGCGGGCATCGACATCAAACAACGCGACAGCGTTCTAAACGCCGTCGACAAAATACGGCAGGCCGGGCAGCCGTTGCAATCGCCCGAGAGGTAGTGTAATGGCTGATACAGACGACGAAGCGCTAGAGCTTCCTGAGCCCGAGACCGAGATGGTTGAGGCTCCGACCGAAGAGAGCGAGACGCCTCCGGTTGAGGAAGACGAAGTTGTCGTCACGATTGGCGGCGATCCAGAGCCCGAACCGGAGCAGCAGCGCGCTCCTGAGTGGGTGAAGGAACTTCGACGCCAGAGCCGCGAAGACAAGCGGCGCATCCGCGAGCTTGAGAGGCTCGTGCAGGGCGGACAGCCGGCGGCTGAGACCAAGCCAGCGCCTGGACCTAAGCCGACCCTTGAGAGCGCCGACTATGATACCGAGCGGTATGAGCGCGACCTTGCACAATGGTACGAGAAGAAGCGTCAGCACGAAGCTGACCTCGCCGCACGCGAAGCCGCCGAGAAGGCGCAGGCCGAGCAGTGGCAGGGCAAGCTAAACGGCTACACCGAGAAGCGAAGCTCGCTCAAGGTGCGCGATTTCGAGGATGCCGAAGCGCTGGTCGCGGATACATTGTCGGTCACCCAGCAGGGCATGATCCTGGCTGGCGCCGATAACCCGGCTCTCTTGGTCTACGCACTGGGCAAGAACCCCAAGCGCGCCCAGGAGCTGGCGAGCATTCAGGACCCGGTCGTGTTCGCATGGCGAGCCGCCAAGCTGGAGGCAGAATTGAAGGTCACGAACCGGAAACCCACAACCCAACCCGAGCGGACTGTCACTGGCACTGCGCCTAAGTCCGGCACGGTCGATAGCAACCTAGACCGCCTGAGGGCGGAAGCTGAGCGGACGGGCGATTACAGCAAAGTCGTGGCCTACCGCAAGCAACTGAAACAGAAAGGGAAGTAAGAAATGGCCAACGCCTTCTCGAAAGAAGAGCGGGTCGCGTTCGAATCCCTCCTTGAGGGTTTCAACGACGCGCTCGTGCTCTCGCGCAATGTGTCGATCTATCAGACCGACCAGACCATGATGGAGCGCACGAACAATGTGATCTGGCGCCCTATGCCGTACATCGTCACGTCCTACAATGGGACGGACATGACGAGCAACTTCAAGGACCAGACGCAATTGTCGGTTCCCGCGACGATCGGCTACCAGAAGTCGGTCCCGTGGATCATGACCGCCACCGAGCTGCGCGACGCGCTGCAAGAGGGCCGTCTTGGCGACAGCGCCAAGCAGAAGCTTGCGAGCGACATCAACGTCGCGGTGCTCACGGTCGCAAGCAACCAGGGTACGCTGGTCGTGCCAATCAACGCCGCCGCCGGCAAGTATGACGACGTGGCCCAGTGCGACGCGATCATGAACGAAATCGGCGTGGCAATGGACAGCCGGTATCTGGCTTTGTCCACCCGCGACTACAACGGCATGGCGTCGAACCTCGCGGCAGTCACCCGCAGCTTTGGCAACGCCAAGTCGGACAGCGCTTACGAGCGCAGCCAGGTCGGCATGGTCGCTGGCTTCGACACGTACAAAATGGACTACGCGCTCCGCATTACGGCAAACACCGAAGCGGGCCGCACCATCTCGACGCTCGACGCCGCCGGCAACTACTACATCCCGAAGGCGGTCACGGTTGCTTCAACCGGCGAAACGTCGAACGTCGATAACCGCTATCAGCGCGTGACCTTGGACTCGACGACCAACGTGCGCGCAGGTGATGCGTTCACCATCGCGAACGTCAACGCGGTGCATGCGATCACCAAGCAGGACACCGGGCAGCTGAAAACCTTCCGCGTCATCTCCGTGGATAGCTCCACGCAGGTCACGATTAGCCCGCCGATCATCTCCAACCAAGTCGCCAACGACGCCAGCGCGCAGTACCAAAACTGCGTGGTGACGGCGAAGTCGGCCACGGCGGGCATCGTGTTCCGCAATTCGGCGACACGCCCGATCAACTGTTTCTGGCATCGCGACTCCATCGAGCTTCTGCCGGGCCGCTACGCGGTGCCGTCTGACGCTGGCGCAGCCGTCATGCGCGGCAGCACAGACCAAGGCATCGAACTTGTGATGCAAAAACAATACGATATCAACACGATGCGGACGCGCTATCGCATCGACACGCTTTTCGGCGTCAACATGAAACAGCCCGAAATGGCCGGCGTGTTGCTGTTCAACGGCTGATAAGGAGACACACCAATGGGACAGCTTTATGTGTCGCCTTACGCGACAGACGATATCACCCTGACGGCGACGCAATCAATCGCGGTGCAAGTCGGCGGCGAGGGCTTTGCCAAAGTCTACCGGCAAGCGGGATATCCCAACTATCCCAACAGCTGGAGCCTGCTGGCTGAGCTTGCGGACCAAGAGCAGGTTTTCGGGCCGTTCACGGGCGGCGCGGTCATCCGCATTGAGAGCGGCGCGGACAAGGTGTTCTACAACGTCGCCGTGGCTCCGGTCAGCGCGATCAACTTCAAGTCGCCACTCACTGATGTGTCGATCCTGAAGTACGAGACCGACTTCCTGACCTACGTTCCGACTGAATGGACCGTCACCGAAGTCGGCTCTGGCACGCGCGTTCTCACCGACGCGGTTGGCGGTCAGTTGCTTGTGACCAACGCTGCGGCGGACAACGACCGCAACTGCTTCCAGTTGGGCGCGACCAACGGCGAGAGCGTGGCGTTCCAGGCCGGAAAGCGGGTGTGGTTCGACGCGCGTTTCAAGGTCGATAACGTGCTCGCGGATACCCTGCTGGGTCTCTACGTCACGGACACCGACCCGGAAGGCGGCGTTGCTGCGGGGGTCTACTTCCGCCGACTGACGACCGCGACGGCGCTGGATCTCGTGATTGAGAACTCCTCGACTGAGACCGTCGTCACGACCGGCATCACGATGGCGAACGATACGTTCGTCAACGTGGGCGTCTATTACGATGGCGCGCGGCTGTTCTATACGCAGAACAGGCGGATCCTTGGCGAGGCCACGGTTCTCACGAACCTGCCCTCGACCGAGTTGCGTCTGTCGATGATGGTGCAGAACGGCACCGGAGCCGCCCGGTCTATGACCGTCGACTGGATCGGCTTCGCCGCAGATCGGTAATAGCAACGGGGCGGGTGATGAGCCCGCCCCAAGCTTTTAGGGGGCACTGATGCCGCTCAAGAAGGGCTACAGCAAGAAGACCGTCTCAAGCAACATCAAGACCGAAATGAAGTCCGGCAAGCCGCAGAAGCAAGCGGTCGCGATCGCGCTGAGCACCGCCCGCAAAGCCAAAGCCAAGGCGAAGAAGAAATGAGCGACCTTCCGACTATTGTGTACCGCTCGCCGGGTCCGCTCGCCGGGCCGCATGGGTCGTGGGATAGCCTGGGCGTTGAGACGCAGGAAGCGCTTGATGCCGCGCTGGCGTCTGGCTGGCACCCCACGCTGCCGGCGGCTTATGCCGCACTGCATGCGCCCGCGCCTGCGCCCAAGCCTGTTGCAGCGCCCGAGCCTGACGACAATGCACCGCCGACCCGCGCGGAGATGGAGGAAAAGGCTGCCGAACTTGGCATCGAGGTGGATGGGCGCTGGAGCGACAAAACCCTGCTCGCCAAGATCACAGCTGCGCTTGAGGCGGGCTGATGGCCTGGACCAAGCGCCAGATCGTCGAGAATGCTTTCGAGGAGATCGGCCTCGCAGGCTACGCTTTCGACCTGCAGCCGGAACAGCTGCAGGCGGCGTTGCGGCGGCTTGATACGATGATGGCGACGTGGAACGCGCAGGGGATCAGGATCGGCTACCCGCTCCCCAGCTCGCCAGGCACGAGCGATCTAGACGCATCAACCGGCGTGCCTGACGCGGCGGTCGAGGCCATCGTGGGCAATCTCGCCGTGCGGATTGCGCCGCTGTTCGGGAAGACCGTGAGCCCTGACACCAAGGCCAGTGCCAGGCGCGCCTATAACGCGCTGCTGCGCTGGGCGAGCGAGATACCCGAGATGGATCTGGACCGCATGTCGATCCCGGCGGGCGCTGGCAGCAAGTACTGGCGCTATGACGGCGATCCGTACCTGCTGGAGCGCGCGCCGCCTCTTGATGCTGGCACTGACGGTAAGATTGAACTGGAATAGTCATGACCACAATCAACCAACTGAGCGCCATTGACACCCTGACCGCTGGCGATCTGCTGCCCGTGTTTGCGACCGCGCAGGGCGATGCGCGTAAGGCAAGTCTCACCACGTTGCAGAGCTACATGCAGAACAACCTGACGTTCCCGAGCACGGGGACGGGGGTCAGTCAGTTTGTGGTGCAGTACGCCTCGCCGGTCGCGACGGGCTTTACCGTCACGATGCCGTCGAACGCGAACAATCAATGGCTGGTGCTGAGCCCGACCGGCGCTTTTGCGGCTGGCACGATCACCTTCCCGCCGCAGGCGAGCCTCGCGGACAACCAGGAGATCATTATCGCCTGCACGCAGGCTATTACCGCACTGACGATCGGCGGCAACGGCGCGACCGTAATTGG